TCATGTCCGTCTTGATAACGCAGAAGATGTGTTAAATTTAACTGTTAATTCTAGCAAAGAACAATTAAATCAAATACAATCTTTACATAAAGAAGAAACTGAACAAAAAAACGAGCTTATAAAGAGTTATGAAGAAAAGATTAAATCATTAGAAGAAGATTATGAAAATAATAAAAATATTCTGGAAGAAGAAAGAAAAAAGAAAATTAAAATTGTTGTAAAATATTATGACAATCCAGAAAAATTGATAATAAAAATAAAAGAAAAGTATGGTTTTGAATATGTTTCGAATCAAAAAAGTATCGTCTCTGGTCGTTAGTATTGTTTTTTTTCTTAGTTCAACAAGTTCGTTTGCAGAAACGACTACGTCTACAACTGGCAATTTTTCAATTTTAAAGAATGGCGAGGTCGCACCGTTTATGGGCGTCTTGTTCGACCCGATGGCTACGGCCATAATTCTTACCGAAGGAGAACATTTGGAAGAACAGTTTAGACTTAAACTAGAATTCGAGTTGAATAAGGAGTCGACTAGAAATAAATTGATTGTTGAAAATTTAAAAATTGATTTAAAAACCACCGAACAAACGACAAAGATTATTGTTGGGGAAAAAGAAAAAGAACTAGAGAAACTGAGGAAAATGGCTCTCCAATCAAGTGATTATACTTGGTTTTACGTAGGAAGTGGTTTCTTGGGAGGAGTGTTGGTGACCATTCTTGGTGCGTGGGCGATGGGACAAGCATCAAAATGACTGAACCTGATTGGGACAAGATAGCGAAATTAGAAAAGGCCATAATGGAAAAATATGGCGAGAGAGCGATAATCAATCCAAAATCTTTGTGGAACGAAGAAAAAGAAAAAGAATACCTTAATCAAATAAAAGCTCTATCAAATCAATCTTTTGACGAATATAACTTGGTCGAAGGTGGTGGGTTTTTATTATCTAATAAACTATTTACATCAGATATTAACAGGATTTGTGTATCTTGCAATAAATATTGCCTAAACAAAGGAGACAATCTGTATTTGAACAAGTTTCGATGTTGTTTTAATTGTTATGTGCAATATGTCGAAGATAGAGAACAAAAATGGTTTGAAAAACTGAAACATCTTGAAGGAAAAGAATAAAGTGGCTGAAAATACAATAGAAATAATCCAAGGTATTTCGCAAGTTATGGCGAACAAGCACGATGGCTGTGTTGATGAATCAGGCGAGCCTATTTTAATAGGTCTTCGCCGAGAGGAACCTGTTTCCATTCACGACAAACGAATAATGGATGGGTTTGGCGTTAATATCAATGGAAACAAATTAAAACTTTCTTACCATGGACAAATTTCATTGAAAGAAGTTTATGAAACTAAGTTTGAAGAGAAAATAACTGATATTATAGAGCAGTGTGCCGCTTTTTTAAAGCGAGAATACAAGAAGGTTACAAAAAAAGCTCTAGGCTTAAAGATGATAGGTGAACCTACTGTCAGAGTGGAGCATATGAACAAAACACGCAGTTGGGTTCTTGCTAACTGCATTTATGAATTGATTGGTCTTGATGGGATGAGTTCGGTAGATGAAACCGCCAAAGAACGACTTGATGCGGTAACCAAAAATTGGGCTGCAATGAGGAAGAAACAATGATAAATAAAGAACGGTTGAATAAAATTATTCAAGAAGAAGTACAAAAACTTCTAAACGAACAGCCTCACGTTAAAGCAATGTTGGTTTATGAACACATCGAAGAAACCTTGGGCGCAGATGCCGTAACAGAACTAGAAGAAATGTCTTTGGAATCTATCGAAGAAATCGACGAAGTTGCGCCACCAGGCAAAGAAAAAATGGTAAAAAAACTCAAGAAAACTCTTCCAAAAACATATACTGATCCAAAATCTGGCGAAAGAAAACAATCAAATCCTTGGGCAATTGCGTGGTCACAATATAACAAAAAAAATGAAAATTCTACTATACTTGAAGAACAATTTACATCGGATGATGCCAGAGAAAAGTCTGAATCAGGAAATCCAATAATGATACCGTTAAGAGTGGCGGATAGAATAGCTAGGGATAATTCATCTTCATATTCTGGCTTTAGGTTATTGATTTGTGGGTTAAAAATAATTTGAAATATGTAAATATGTCTTTGAAGGTTGAGAAATAAATGAAACACACATTCAAAAAATCAGAAATAGAGAAAATGATAAAAGAAGAAGTTGAAAGATTTGTTAATAATCTTTCAAACAATTCTGAAGAGGAAGTCGGAGAGAGTTTTAAATATAAAGTTTTGATTCTTTCAAAAGAGATTTCTAAGCCGTTTGCTGAGTTTGAAGTAATGAGGTTTGAAGTAATGAGTTTGGAAGACGCTGTTGAATGCGCGAAATATTGGGTAGAAAAAGGATATACGCTTGATCAAAAAGAGACCAGTAGAGAAGTATTGAAAGCTTTTTCTGATAATGAAAAGGATATAAACCAAGAAGGTGGTGGTGTAGACTATTTTTCGTCAATGCTCGATGAGGCTGCCGTTGCCAATATGGATCCTAAAATTACAAGTAAAATTAAAATTGTTAAAGCTGCAATTGGCACTAAAGAATTACTTGAAAAAATATTTGAAATGTTAATTGAGTCTTATTCTGAAGCTAATATTAAAAGTGAGTTGGCTAGCAAATTGATAGCGGCCGCTGAACATTATCGTAAACAAAAAGGCATCGCGCCTGGTTTGTCGGAAGCGCTTGGTGAAATAGAAGCAACCATTCGTCGTGCTCACAAAGATTTGCTTGGTATGTTAAATCCTGAAGAATATTTGGCTGGGTTGGTTAATTTGGCGTTTGCAAATCAAAATCCTACTATAAGGCAACAGATGACTGTGTTTCTTGATAAAGAAATTTCTACAATTGAAAAAGTTACCAAAAGTCAGCATTATGGCGCGCCTCCACAACGACGATGATAAACCATGTCTTCTTCTCAATCGCTTTTGTCCAAAAAAGATATAGCTCGTGAGCTAATTCGTTGCGGGAAAGAACCAGTTTATTTTATCGATACTTATTGTAGAATTTCTCATCCAATTCGTGGAATAATATCGTTTAAGACTTGGGATTTTCAAAAAAAGCTTCTTCAAGATTATAAAGATTATCCTTTTAATATAATATTAAAATCAAGACAACTTGGTGTGTCGACTTTGACCGCTGCGTATTGTTCTTGGTTGATGTTGTTTCATCGTGAAAAATCCATAATGGTTATAGCGACGAAGTTTAAAGTCGCAGCAAATCTTGTTCGAAAGGTTAAATCGATAATAAAGAACCTTCCATCATTCTTTGAACAACTAACACAAATCCAAGCCGATAATAAAACATCATTTTCGCTAACAAATGGTTCTCAAATAGACGCTGGTTCAAAAGCAACTGATGTCGGGCGTTCTGAAGCGTTATCACTTCTTGTTATTGACGAGGCTGCGCATGTAGAAAACATGAGCGAAGTTTGGACGGCCGCTGGACCAGCTTTGAGTGCTGGTGGAAGATGCATTGCGCTTTCAAGCCCGAAAGGTGTGAATAATTGGTTTCACGACAAATACACAAAAGCCGAAGCTAGTTTAAATGAATTTCATCCCACAAAACTTTCATGGGAGGTTCATCCAGAACGAACTGGAAATTGGGAACAGGAAGAAAGAAAGAAATATTCTACAAAACAGTTCTCACAAGAATATGAAGCAAATTTTCTTGCTAGCGGTGATACCCTTGTTGAAACAGTTATGTTAGAAGCTATAGCAAAATCATTGAAGCATCCTATTGCCAAAGGTGGATTTGATGGCGGCTTATGGATTTGGGAACGTCGAAAGCAATCGTACAATTACATGGCGGTAGCTGACGTCGCCCGCGGCGACGGTTTAGATTATTCGACGGCACAAATATTAAATATTGAAACCATGGAACAAGTTGCAGAATATAGAGGCAAGGCAGAGACGGATGTTTTTGCAAGATTTCTATACGAAGTAGGAATAGAATATGGCAATGCAATGATGATTGTCGAGAACAATTCTCTTGGTTTTGAAGTGTGTAAAAAATTGGATGAAATGAAATATCCCAATTTATATTGGTCGGAAAAAGGCTCGCACGATTACGTGCCTCCATACCAAGCAATGAGACTAGAAAATGTTGTACCAGGATTTACGATGTCAGTCAAGACCAGGCCGTGGGTTATAAATAAATTTGACGAATATATGAGGAATTCTTTAGTGATAATAAACTCTGAGAGAACTTACGATGAGTTGACTACTTTCATATGGATGAATGGTAAAGTAGAAGCACAAAAAGGCAGCAATGACGATTTGGTTATGTCTTTAGCTTTGGCATGCTGGGTGCGAGAAACTGCTTTAAAAGAGATGTCAAGAGGCCTAGAATACAAGAAGACATTTTTAAAGTCAATGATTGTTACCAGGTCTGGCCTCAATACGACGATACCAGGGCAACAAGAATATGATAGAAAATTGTCCATTTTTAAGTCTAACAGAATGGCAGAAATAGAAGAATTGCAAAGACAGAAAAGGTTATTTGGGATTTACAAAGGATAAAATATGGCAAATCGCAATGGTAAAAATATAAAAAATACTGAATCCTTTTTGTTTAAAGGATTAACCAGAATATTTTCTGGACCAATTTCTAATTTTCATCGACAAAATGTAAGAAATTACAAAAGAAATCAATTAGATAAATATCATTTTAAGTCTGCTTCTGGGAAAGAATTTAGAAAATCTTCATCTTCCCCTTTATCTAATTTGTATGCGATGTCGAAGGCCAATGTCAATAGGGCCGAAAGGTATATGGACTTTGATGCTATGGAGTTCGTAGGTGAGATTAATAGTGCTCTTGATATATATGCTTCGGAAATGACCATGTCGTCTGCGCTTTCGAAAATGCTTACAATTAATTGTGCCAATGAAGAGATAAAAGGTGTTTTGGAGAACTTATATCATAACATTTTGAATGTTGATTTTAATCTTTTCGGGTGGTGTAGATCTTTATGCAAATATGGGGATGCATTCGTCTACCTTGATATTGATGAAAATATGGGCATAACAAGTTTCATGGGTTTGCCAGCGATGGAAGTCGAGCGCCTTGAGGGAGAAGATAAAACAAATCCAAATTATGTTCAATACCAATGGAATTCTGGTGGGCTAACGTTTGAAAATTGGCAAGTTGCGCATTTTAGGATTTTAGGTAATGACAAATTCTCACCCTATGGAACTAGCTGTCTCGATCCAGTTCGTCGTATTTTCAGACAATTGCAATTACAAGAAGACGCGATGATGGCATATCGCGTCGTACGCTCCCCTGATCGTAGGGTTTTTTATATCGACGTTGGAGGCATTCCTGAAAAAGATGTCGAACAGTCGATTTCAGAAGATTTTTATATTCCTGTCGTCGGCAACACTAGCGCAACACGCATTGAAACATTACCTGGCGGTTCATATGTTGGCGATATTGATGATGTAAAATATCTCCGCGATAAATTAATGTCAGGGCTAAAAATACCTCACTCCTATTTGATAGGAACAGAAGGGGCGATTGAAGATAAAACAACATTATCGCAAAAAGATATCCAATTTGCCAAGACAATTCAGCGGTTGCAAAAAAGCGTTATTTCTGAATTAGAAAAAATAGGTATTATCCATCTTTATGTTCTTGGCTATAGAGCCAATGATTTAGTTTCGTTTAGTCTTCGTCTGAACAATCCATCAAAAATAGCTGAATTGCAAGAGCTTGAACATTGGAAAACAAAATTTGATGTTGCTTCTGCCGCAACGGAAGGTTTTTTTAGTCGCAGATGGGTTGCAAAAAATATTCTCAATATGACCGATGAAGAGTTCTTGCGCAATACAAGAGAAATGTTTTTTGACGCTCAGTTGTCGGCTGAACTTGAAATGACTTCTACGCCAGAGGAAGATATTGCCGCTGGCGATCTCGGATCAGAGCTTGGCTCCTCCGAAGGGGAACCTGAACAGTCAGACGACGTTCTTTTGGCAGCGCCTGGAAAAGAACCAGAGGGAATCTTGCCAGAGGGACCAATAACGACAGATTTTTCTGCAATGGCTCCCAAAATGGTTCAAAAGGGCCACGTCACGGCTGGTTCGAACGGTAAGGTGTATGTTCCAGCGAAAGTTGACAAAAGAGGCGGCGGAGCTCGACTTCGACATATGAGAAGTCTTTATTCGGACGAGTCTGGTCGCGCGACCAGTAGAAACGTATTTAAAGGCGGCAATGAGCTGCGCGCTCTTTCGCGAGGAATATTCGAAAATTACGAAACTAATTATAAAAAAACAATCTTTGAAGAATTAGATGAAAAGAAGAAACTTGAAAGTGGTTTTTCGAATGAAGACTTAGATATGGCTGAAAGCACAAAAACTATTGAAAAAATAATAGAAGGATTAGAAGGGACAAGTTGGAAAAATAGTATTAGGAAGAAAGTGAACAGCGATGAGCAATAAGTTTAAACATAAAAAAAACAAGAACACCGCTTTTCTTTACGAAGTGTTGGTTTTGGAACTGACCAAGGCGGTTTTGTCAAAAAACAAAGAGCTTCAAAATAAAATAATATCCTTATTGAAAGAATCATTTTCTAATAAAACAATTATTGGTAAAGAATTGAAGCTTTATAAAATTTTATGTGAGACTGATGATATTGATATCGGTTCTGCTGAAAAAATTCTTTTGGAAGTAAAAAAAGAATATGCTTTTTTAAAGCAGGAAAAGTTAAAAAATGAACAGTCAATTTTATTTCAAAAAATAAAAGAACTTCTTGGTCCTCAAGTATGTTTAAACTTCGTTCCAAACTATAGAAGTCTTGCATCAATTTCTCAAATCTTTAATCAAGACGTTTCTCTCAGGACTAGAGTTCTTTTGGAAAAAGAAATAATTGAAAATATGTCTAATAAAAAACTTCTCAAAGAAGAACGACAAATGTTGCCAATTGATAATTTGGTTTTGAAGACGTTCGTTGGAAAATTTAATGAAAAATATTCTTTATTGCACGAAGAGCAGAAAAAATTGCTTTCGAAATATATCGCTTCGTCCATTAACAATGGAGTTGAATTGAAACTCTTCTTAAATGAAGAAATAGGAAGATTGAAACTTAAAAAAGTTTCTACTATGTTAGAAGGTTTTTATAAAACTATTATTAATGAAGAAATGATTTTAAAAGTTGCAAATATCCAAAATCTTATTAGAGAGATTAGACAATAATGACTATAAAAATCAGAGTTGGCGATAAGATAGAAGATTCGAAACACGAGCCAACGCGAATGGAACTTGCCATTCGAAAAACTATCGATGGCAATATAATGTTGTTCGATCACAACGAGATGGATATAGTTATTATTCCTGAAAGTAATAAGGTTATCGCTTTTTCTAAAAACAACTTCAATGACAGTGTGTATGCGGCGCAAGATAGGTTTTTTAGATACCTCGCGATGAAAGGTGCATTAAACAGAGAAAGCATCAGGAGTGGTAATGTTTATGGTAGTCTTGAAGCGGAATATCCATTATCGGAAGATGTAAATTCGTTACAATTAGTTCTTTTTACAATAGGAAAGTTTATTGAAGAAGAAAAGCCACACATGGAAAAAGAAAAATATTTAGAAGACGAGCATGAAGAGAGACTAACAAACCCAGACGAAGAAGAATCGACGGAGTTGGGGGAGATTCCGCAAAAAGCGACTAAAGGCAGTCTGCCAAAAGATGCGAATATGTATAAAACCAGACGTTGGTATGCTCCAGGCGCTTAAGAAGGCACGCTAAGCTTTTGTTAGATTTAGTTTATTTTATTTTAATTTCGTATGGTTTGACTTCCATAATAGTTTACGGAGTCATTTTTAACAAAGTACGACCTAAGTGGAAACCATTTAGTTGCCCCGCATGTATGGCTTGGTGGATTGGTTGGCTTCTGTGGTTATTAAAGGATTATACTCAACTATTTACATTTGACAATTCGCTAATAACTGGATTTTTGTTAGCGTGTTTAAGTTCTGGTACGACATATTTGTTATGTATGGTTGT